AAATCGAAAAAAATTTTGAATAGACTCAAAGCTCTATATAAGCATGAAGGTATTATAAAGTATGGCATATTCTAAAAAGGTCTTAGACCATTACAGCAACCCAAGGAACGTTGGATCGCTAGATAAAAATTCGAAACAGGTTGGAACTGGGCTTGTAGGAGCCCCTGAGTGTGGGGATGTGATGAAGCTCCAAATAGAGGTTGTAGGGGACCGCATTGTAGATGCTAAGTTCAAGACATTTGGATGTGGTTCTGCTATTGCTTCCAGTAGTCTTGCTACTGAGTGGATTAAAGGTAAGACCCTAACTGAGGCAGGAGAGATAAGAAACACTCAGATCGTTAAAGAGTTAAGTCTTCCTCCCGTAAAGATTCATTGCAGTGTTTTGGCTGAAGATGCAATTAAGAGTGCGATTGAGGATTATAAGTCTAAATGATTACCCTTAGTGACAGAGCCGCTGTGGAGATGGAGCGCATAGTGGCTGAACAAGACCTTGGAATGGTTTACTTGCGTGTAGGGGTCAAAGGGGGCGGCTGTTCGGGATTCTCTTACACTTTGGGCTTTGATGATAATAAGAACGAGTTAGATCAAGTCTCAATTAAGAAATGGGAACCCGCTGACCTAGAAGTGTTGTGTGACCCTAAAAGCTTTCTATACCTAAACAACACTACAGTTGATTTTGAAGAAAGTCTGATGGGGAGGGGATTTAAGTTCGTTAACCCTAATGCATCTAAGTCTTGTGGCTGCGGCGAGTCTTTCGGGGTTTAGATTGTTACTACTTGTTAGCACTTGGATATAAATGTATACAATTAGTAACAAGTGTATACATTTATATCCAGAGTTAGTACTTAAAAAAAATCTAGACAAGTCTCCAAGTGATCTACATATAGTAAAGGAGATAAAAACTTATGAGTAATTTTGGAGTAAATAGAAATAGGGCAGACCAGGATAGTGTGAGGATTGTTAAATCTAATACCAATTCTGATAACTTAAAGTTAAGTGCGGAGAAATGCTATTGCTTTATTAGTCGCAGTGTAAACGCATCTATTAAGAAACTTAACTCTAATGGAGTTGATCACTGGGAGACTTTTCTGGATATCAATATAGTTGCTAGTTGTGATTCTGGTGATGAACGCGACCATCAGCATATTACACACTCAGCAGATGGTACTATTAGTTTTTTTCACTCCTTTAAAAAAACTCGCTGTGAGAAGGAATGTACATGTGACCTTGTAATTGACGAGAATACCACCGTTTCGAAAACTAGTGTATGTGTTGGCGGCCTTACAGAAATGAAAACATCACTAAGTATTAATCGTACTCCCGACACTAAACCTGAATGGGCTGCAACTATGGAAGAGGCTGGTAGTGTGGTGGGGCCTTACTGGGAAACTAAGGTAGCGGAGGATATCGCAAAAGCCCAAGGAGGGTGGAGAGAATGGAGTCCCTCAGGGGCTCTCATACACACAACAAGGGATAGACTGGGTTTTGCACCATATGATAGCAAGGGTCATCCGTACTGCTCCTCTCTCAAGAAAAAGGGTTGCTGCGAGTCTACCACTCAGTTTGGGACTATACCTTTAGATTAAGCTTGAACAAAAAAAACAAAAGGTACAACAACAAAGGACCTAGATACTTTGAGAAGTTAGGACACATTAAAAAGAAGTTGCGTAACTTCTTCCTATTCGAATCAAAAAGAAAACACGGAAAGAGGTTTAATAATGAACGCAAGTAGAATTAGAGCTAGAGCAGAAGGTAAGTTGGCAAGAGCTAAGAAGGGACACGCTAGGAGGCTTCGTAGGAAGCTAGGTGAGGTCGTTGAAGCCCCTGTGGTAGTAGAAGCCCCTGCAACGGAAAGGGTTGCTAGAAAGGCAGTTAGAACGACCGTAAGGAAGGCTAAATAATTGAGTCCTGAAGAGAAGATGGTTGAGGCAGAACAGCTTATGCTGTCAGGGGTATCACTTGCTCATACGGGTGCTGTGGAACTTATCATTGAGAATGCGGGTCTTAAAGAATATATTAAGAATCACGAATTCGAATCTGCTAAACTCGACCTAATCTTTAACCCTGGGCAAGAGAATGCGGGTTGGGGTGATTGTTACTACTACAAGAATGATGAGCCTTCTACGTTAAGTAATGAGGTTGTTGTTTGTGGTGGTAGAAGCGGGATTATCAACGCAAAAAAAGAACGGTTCGTAATTGATTGGAATAATCTGATCTTTACTCAGGGTCCTTACGCTACGGGTTGGGGAGCTAGTATTGGTAAGGTGGTTGGAAAGATTGACAATTGCACCTTTTCAAACTTAGGTAATACTAGGATGACCTTATCTGAGTCGCCCCGAGATGGTCATAATATTTATGCCAAGCCCGATGGGCAGATCTCATGTACTGGGAACAAGTTCTTATCGTGCGGGGGCAATACTCAATTTGCTGCTAGACCTTGGGAACAGGTGATGCCTAATAAGATCAGTGTAATTCTGAAGAAGAACTTTTGGAGTGATTGCTCTTGGAACCCCGTAGGTCATGGTGGAGGAGGAAGCTTCAATATTGCTGCCTATTGCAATACTGAGGAAGGGACTGATATCGTTGTAGAGGATTGTATCTTCCATAATGCCATCCCGTACCCAGGACTACACATCACTAAGAGTGAACCTTCTGCCAGGGGTGTTATAGCTCTTTGGAATGAGGCTTGGTATCCTCCAAAGAAAGCAACGGATAAGGGCTTTGAGCCTGATGCGAAATATTACTTCAAGTCACTAAAGTTCAATAACAATGTTATTAGAACTACTGAGCCAGATAGAACTCCTATCTCAATCAAAGGGTGTAAGGACATTGAGATTAAAAATCTGAAGGTAGATTACATTGACTATGACGGTAAGGGAAAGCATTTCATTAAGATTGATGAAGATCCCGATAATCCCAACAAGGCTACTAGGATTAGGATTGACCCTATTGACGCAGATGGTACGATGCTCTTCGGAGGTTGGGTCGTACAGCTAAGAGATGGGTTAGTTTGGGACGCTAAAGAATAACAAAACCAACGGCAGGGGAGGCTCCTTACGTCTTTCTGCGGTGGGACTTCGTTACCGCTCCTCACTAGTAAAATAGTGAGGAGTTTTCTTATACATACTTAATAATCCAACCACTTAGATGGGTAACACCACCTACTCTATTTGCAAACTCATGTCGGTGATTCCCGTCCATAAGTTCAAGTACTCCCTCCTCTGTTTCGAAAATCAATACATCGTCCTTCTTAGACTCATCCCAAATAGAATCTTCTATAGGTCTAACGGGTTGCAAGTATCTGATGATTTGAGGGAGCGGAATCTTCTCTTCATACCGCATCTCTAATGCTTGCTTGCCAAGCATAGTAGCCATTCGATACTGTTGCTCTGCTTTTGGGTCCTCAATCCAATCCCCTACGCACATAATATAACTACAGTCACTTATTAGTCGGTGTTGCTCTGATTCGTCTTTATTGTACCCGTGTTCAATCTTTAAATCCATCAAACGGAAATGTTCTTCCGACTCTCTTACAACTTTGTGGTCAATAAGTCCTTCGATACGGGAGTTAAGATAATTTTTGCATTCTAATAGCAAATCCTTATCTTTTTTTGCTCCAACTCCATAGATTTTGACCGTATTTCGGATAATATTGTTAAAATCTTTGTTTTTGGGGTGAGGCCACTTATTAGACTCCGTTCCCCCACCAGTGAATTGCATTTCGTTGCTCATTTTATTCTATAATCTCGATTGGAAGGTCATTTTTTGCAATAAAAGCCTCTCGATTCTTGTGCCAAGAGTCTCTTCCCACTAATTCCCCTCTAGAATTGTGGAAAATCTTAATATCCATCACTTTATTAGTGAATCCTTTAAGAAATGCTTGAGAAGTGTAGTGGATATCGTAAAAATCCCACTCACCTTCGAAGTAATCAGGCTTATCTAGCCCCACAGCGTCAATAACTGCTCGTTTTGCAGCGAGGAAGAGCCCATCTAATGCTACTACGTCTCCTGGAGGGCCATAAGGGGTCACATACTCCTTTCCTTTTGGGTCTACATGCATCACTACCCCTCGGTGCTTGGCTTGTTGCCAGCGTTCTTGGTCCCACCACACTGCGTCTGGTCCTAAGGACATAGTTCCCGCTGCTCCGACGAATCCAATCTCTGGTGAGGAGAAGGAATTTTTGAGTTTCTCAACAAACTCAGCAGGATTTTCCCTAATTTCAATGTCATCATGACAGAAAATAACAATATCTTCCTTTTCGGGGTTGATTTTCTCAAAAGCACCTTGATAGGCAGAGAATATTGATTTAGCTCCAGATAGCATGAATATTTTGATGTTAGCAGAGCATAAAAAAGTAAGTAATTTATCTGTTGTGGATGTTACCTTGTTTCTATCTCTAGTACATATAATAGCGTAGATGTTCATATACTATAATAAAGCGAACAAAGACTACTTTTATGGAAAATAATAAATTATTACAAGAGTTTAAGAGATGCTCCACTGATCCTGATCATTTTATCTCTAATTATATCAAAGTTACCCACCCCGTTCGGGGGCTAGTCCCATTTAAGTTGTACCCATTCCAAGAGCGCATTCTGTCTGATCTGGAGGAACACCGATTCAACATTTTGCGTAAGTTCCGTCAGGCTGGTTGTACTACCATTGCAGCAGCTTACTCGCTATGGATGGTAATCTTCCAAAAGCACAAACAGGTTGTTATCCTGTCTAAAGGTGATGCGGAGTCCACTGAAGTTCTTGATAGAATTAAATTAATGTATGATGAGCTTCCTGAGTTCTTAAAACCAGGAATCCAAGAGGATAACAAGCATACTTTAAAGCTAAAGACGGGCTCTACTATTAAGTCTCGTCCATCGGGCAAGCAGTCGGGAAGATCCTTAGCAGGATCGCTTCTGATTATTGACGAAGCTGCTTTCATTGAGAATATTGATTCCATCTGGGCTGCTGTATTCCCTATTATCTCCACAGGAGGACGAGCTTTCGTGCTTTCTACCGTTAATGGCATTGGTAACTGGTATCATGAGGTTTACCAAAAAGCTATAACAGGTGACAATACATTTAATCCAATCGACATTCGCTGGCAAGAGCATCCAGAGTACGCTTACAATGAAGACTATGCTCCTCTTTATGAGGAGATGGCAGAGAGGGGTCTAGACATTCATAATTGGGAAGCTAACACTAGAGCTAACCTGCCGATGAAGCAATGGTTGCAAGAGTTTGAATGTTCCTTCCTCGGCACAGGAGACACTTTTATTGAAGGTGGGACTCTGAAAGAAATTTCATCCCAAACGAGTGAAGAATATTTCACCAAGTATAACAATAGAATGCGTGTTTGGCAAGAGCCTTTGCCTCAATATTCTTATTTAATTTCATGTGATACTTCCTTGGGAAGAGATCGAGATTACTCAGCATTTCATGTGATTAACATGTACAACGGACAACAAGTTGCTGAATTTTATTCTAATAGAACCCCTATTAATGATTTTGCTCAAGTTTTATTTAATGAAGGTATGCTATATAACGTAGCTCATATTATTTGTGAGCGAAATACTATTGGAAATAACTTAATTGACTGGCTCTATAATATATATGAGTACGAAAACTTGTGGGCTGATGATAAATATGAGATCGGTTTTCAGGTGACTGCTAAAAATAGAGAAAGTATACTAGCTGAACTAGAAGAGGCAATACGAACCGATTTAATTAAAATTAATTCAACTCGAACTTGTGACGAATTGATGACCTTTATTATTAGTGATAGTGGTAAGGTGCAAGCTGAGAAGAATCATCATGATGATCTCGTTATCAGTCTTGCTCTTGCTGTTCATGCTTATAAGAATTTATTAGATACGACTCCTGTAGAGTTTGTATCCAATATGGAAAAACAAAACACTCCTGCAATGCCAAGTAAAAGCTATAAGCATAGAATAACTACTTCGCATGGTCAGATGACTGAGGAAGATTACACATGGCTGATGAAATAAAAGACGAACTGAATGAGAGCGGGTATACTACTTTTGGGGGAACTCAGAATAGAGCAGGAGGAGTTTATACCCCCACGGGTCCGATAGGCCGCTTTTTTGCCAAGTTCTTCGCTACCAAGGCTCAAGTACCAGCACAAAAAGCAATTGACCAAGGAAAGGTAACTCCTGAGCAAGGCGACACGATTGTTAGTACTGAGGTTATTAAGGACCAGTTAATTGATGGTGGTCCCGCTATGGGCGGCATCCAACGGAACCCAATCCTTCCTCAGCAAGAACTCAACAGAAGAAGAAGGTATAAGGAGTACGAGGAGATGGATGAATATCCTGAAATTGGTGCTGCATTTGATATTTATGCCGATGATGCCACTCAAAAAGGTTCTCGCGCTGAGAGATGGACCATTAAGTCTGAAAGTGACCTTGTTGTAGATGAGGTTACTAGATTATTTGAGCAAGTTAAGCTTCATAAGTTCCTTTGGGATATTGCTAGGAATACCGTCAAGTATGGTGATTGTTTTACTGAGTTAATTATTGATGTAGACAAGCCCAAAGAGGGTATCAAAAAAATTAAGATTCTAAATCCTAACTGGATCCTAAGGGTGGAGACTGAATATGGTTATCTTAAGAAGTTTCTACAAGAGATCCCCAACTTGGAGACTATGCAGTACGCTGAGGTTGGGCAGTCTGAGTTAGCTCGTCCGCTTAAGTATATTGAACTTGATAAGAATCAAATCGTTCACTATCGTCTCCATACCTCAGATCCTATCTTTTATCCCTATGGTAAATCAATTGCAGCACTTTGCCATCGTGTTTTCCGCTCTCTTAAGATGATGGAAGACGCGATGATGATTTATAGACTATCCCGCGCTCCTGAAAGACGTATTTTTTATGTTGATACGGGAAATCTTCCTACAAGTAAGTCTGAAATGTTCATGGAGCGTTTGAAGCAGAAGTTCAAAAAGGAAAAGTTCTATAACTCTGGTAAGGGCACGGTAGACGCTCGTTATAACCCTATGTCAATGGATGAAGACTTCTTCATTCCTACTAAGAACGGAAAAGGCACTAAAATTGATACTCTACCTGGAGCGACAAACTTAGGAGAGATTGAGGACGTTCGGTATTACAGAGACAAGCTACTTGCCGCTCTTAAAGTTCCTAAGGATTACATCGTGGAGAAGGATTCATCTCCCGAAAGAAAAGCTAACCTATCTCAACTTGACGTTAAGTTTGCCAGAACAATTCAAAGAGTTCAGGTAGACATCGAAGCTGGTTTAGAAAATATGGCTAAACGACACTTGCAACTAAAAGGTTTTCCTGCGGCTTTGATTAAAAAGCTAAAAATTCAACTACCTGAGCCTTCTGATATGTCGGCAAAGAGAAAGTTGGATCTTGATGAGCAAAAAACAAGAGTTATCGCTGCGGTTCAGCAATTAGGACTTTTCTCTAAATCTTCGATCTATAGAGAATTCTATGATATGACAGAAGAAGAGATTACTCGAATGGCGGCAGAGATGAAAAAGCAACAAGAAGAAGAAGCCGAGCAAGCTCAAGAACAAGAGCAAGAACAGGCTCTGAAACAACCAGGTTATGGGGAAGCAGGGGGGCAGGAGTCTGCCGAAAACGTGCCACCTACAGCCAACGAAGAAAAGGGTTCTGAGTTGGAATCTTTACGAGATTTCGTTCTAGAAGAAGACAAAAAGGAAGTTATTTCTAGAATAATCAAAAAACAACAGCAAAATGCTGATACTATAACTAAAAACTAACATATATAAGTTTAGAGTTTAAACAATTGGAGAATAAAAATGTTTTCGAAACTATTTGAAGAGAGGGATAAGACTATTACATACCTAGTAAAACTTGGTGATTGTATAGCTAGATCATTACGGGAAAATGTAAGCTTATTTGCTATTGATAGCAATAACTCACAAGTTTCATATCTAACGGAGAGCGGTAAGGTTATTAGTGGAAAATATTCTACTAAAGATGATGTTACTCTCAACAGTATCAGAATTCAAGATTCCTCTGTCTTTGAAGACGGAGAACAGCTTGATTCTTTTGTAAATGAGAAAATTCATTCTTTTGTTGAAAGCATTCATTATGGAGAGTACTCATCTGCTGATGACTCCTTCTCTGATGTATTAGCTCTTTGGGAAAACAGGCTTAAACTCTCTACGGTACAAGCCAAGCTGTTCGAGCAGTCGAGCAGGTTGGAAGCTGTTGAGAAGATTATTGAGTCCCATGAGTTCCAAAAGCTTGTTGAGGTTTCTCCCCAACTCCAAGACTTCCTAAAAGAGAACTTTGATAAGGTTACTAGTGTACCCGAAGTTAGAAATGCGATTAACCTTTCTAACGCAGTATCAAACGCTTTTAATTTTCCTAAGTTAACTTTAGAAGAGCTTGAAGAAGGTAAATCTTATACTCTCAAAGATGGTATCACTCCGTCCATTTACGACATGGTTTGCCGTCAAGAGTTAGTTAAAAGAGAACTTCTTGAGTCTAAGCAAAACTTTGACACTATTTGGGCTAATAATGATTCGATCCAAAAACTTGCTGGTCTTGTTTTCGGTAGTGATGAAGAGGTTGTCGGAGCTTTGTCTGAAGCATTACAAGCTGTTCCCTACCTTGCTCTAGCATCAAAGAAGAGCCTGTTTAATACCTTCTCCAACTGCCTTACTCGCGCTGATGGTATCGGCGTTTCTGATAAGGATATTCAAGGCTTTGCTTCCAGAATCTTTGAGTATAAGAAGGAAGTAAAAGAATCTTTCATCGAAAGTATTCATGAGAAGTATGGAGTTAACATCCAAAACCTCCAAAACCCTGCGTCTTTCAAGAGTTTGGCAAATACTCAAGTAGTTATCTTTGAAGCTTTATCCCGATTATCTCCTAAGGGATCAGTTCTCAAAGAAGTCTTATCTGAAATGGCTCAAAGCCTAAAGAGTAAGTCTGGTGTTGAGTGTATTGATGTTAATGATTATCTCTTAGAGATGTTCGTTGCAGTAGGTTATGATCAACTTCTGAAAGAAGATACCTCCTCTACTATGCCCAAAGTTGATTTTAAAAGAATAAACACGGACGTAAAGGATATCAAAGACCTAGTTAAAACTCTTCAAGAGAAAGTTGTTAGGGATGAGGAGCGCCCTAGTGATGAAAATCTTGATAACAAAGCTTTAGCTGACCAAGAGGCTGCTGAAGATTCTCCTGAGGTCGCTCCTGAAGCTCCTGAAGGGGAGGTAGCTCCTGAAGCTCCTGAGGAAGATGAAGCTCCTGATATGGAGGCTCCTGATGTTCCTCCTGTTAGAAGCGAAGATGAAGCCATTGGAGGTTTAGCTGACATCGAGAATATGGTAGCAGACATCGTAGCCGAACTTGGCGAAGATGATGATACTGATGACGAAGAGGAGGCTAAGTAATGGAAGCTCAATTTAGACCTTATACGATAGCAACCATAATTGAAAACACTGATGGTTCTTCGATCTCACTTCGGGATACAGCTAATGAGCCTCTTGATTGTAATTACGTTAGTGTTGAAACTTCTTCAGCAAACGCTAATAGAACACAGCTAGTTAATGTATCTTATGCCACTACTGGAGTTACTACTCCATTTGAAAACCAAACTCCTGCTTCAAGTATTGTAGGAGCTACCAGCGGTATGGTAGGAGGCATATGCAAGATCAACGGAGGAGTAGTTGAGTTTCTTTTATCTGATAAAGAAAGAACTAATACTATCTTTCTTCAACCAAGTGAAGATGTACCATTCATTGCATTCATAACTTATGGACAGATTCAGCGTGGTAATCCTGGAAGGGATAATTTAAGACCTATTGGGAGTTAATTATTAGATTTTCTAAGTTTAGTCCAGGTTCTAATCTTACTCCTAGAGTAGCAAGAATTAGGAACCAAAGGTTTAATAGACCTAAAGTATCCGCGCAAAACACATTTGCTGTTGATAGAAATAATTATTTAACATTAACAAATAATGAGCTTGGACCTGACGGAAACGATTGGAGTGCTTCTTTGTTTAGAATCAACACTGGTGGTAGAGTCGCTTGTAGGATAATCGACCCAACGGGGGCGCAGCTTGTGCAGGTCATTGATCTTGGCGGTTACGCTGGGCTTGTAGCGGCTCTTAATTCTAACGCAACATTCTCTACTTATTTTTTTGCCGAGTTAGTAGGGACAATAGCCAACGCTCAGGCTTTCTCTTCTGCTATTGATGATTATACTTTCTTTTCAGGAGGACAATAATGACCTCTAGAACACCTATTTATGTTTCAGTAGACGGACTTGGTAAACCTACAGAGTTAGCCGAGTTCGAGTCCACGGATGTTGTGCCTGTGATAAACGGAGGAACAGGAGTAGCTTCTCTTGTAGACTTTCAGTTGGAATTATCTTCCTTAGTTGCTTTGCAAAATGTTAGCCAAAATGGTCAATTAATGGTAAGAAAATCGACTACCCAAACAACTACATCTTCGTGGGCAGACGTAGCTAATTTTGATACTGTAGATGTTAGTGGTGGAGATGTAGAATTTACTCTAAGTACAGGCGTTGTAGGTATAGCTACTACTGGTCTTTATAGGATTGGCTATAATTTTCTTGGAGAAAACACTGCTAACGCTAGAGCAGGACTAGAGGCTAAATTTTTAATCGACACTGGTGGAGGTTACGCTGATCTCCCTCAAAGTATCTCTGGAAGTTACTCTCGATTAGATGAAGCTCAAGATTTTGGAACATGTTCGTGTGAAAGTTATTTAATTAACCTTGACCGATTTACGACACTAAAATGTCAGATACAGCACACTACTCAAGCTCTGACTGTTACTGGATATATTTCATTGGAGAGACTTAATTAAATGACTACACCTGATAAGAAAATTACTATATCGAAAGATACTTTAATGCCTTTGGGGCTCGTAATTGCTATATGTGGAGGAGTTCTTTGGATAAGCACCCAACTTAGTGGAATTAATTACAAACTTGATATGCTTGAGACAAAGCTCCAAGACCAATGGACCACCCGAGATATGGTAAATTGGGGCCTTAGGTTAAAGATGGGGAATCCAGATATCGCTATTCCAGAGCTTGATATTTAATCAAGCATATGATTTTGTTTGGCTGCTCTAAGCAGTCTCCACAAAAACTTGTCTTTGAATGTATCTAAAACAGTTGCCACATTTGACAATTTCCTAACAGTATTTTCGTCTACTGTTTTTTTCTGTATTATTTGATTTATATCTTCCGCTAAAGCCAAAAGGTTAGCTCTCTCTTCTTCAGAGATAGTAAACATTTGCTTTTCGATTGATTGTCTTGTTTTCATAATTATACCTTATTTTTTTGTTTGGGGGGTTATTGGGTTACATATCGTTACCTGATGCCCCTCTCTTTCGTAGTGTTTTTTTCTAGACATTGAATGTTTTTTAAGATATTTTTCTTTATCTAGAAAATCATAAATATAAGCAACATCTTTACTATTGTGTTTTCTTAATGCTCTTCCTAACGCCTGTAAGGTGGCGATCTCGGACTGCAACCCTCTGGCATTAATTAAGTGGGTTATCTCCTCTACATTAACTCCTGTTTGGAAGATCTTGGTTCCGATAATAACACTAGATTCCTTGGCTTTCTTAAATCTAGATATAGCTTCATACCTGTCTCCAATAGAATCGCACCCTTGAAGGAACTCACAGTTACCTCCAATTAAATCATTTAAGGCTTTTCCGTGGCTGAGTGAGTTAGTAAGTATAAGTATTCTAGCTTTTTTCTTGTCTTTCTTATCTAAGACTTCTTGTACAATATCCTTAATGATATTATTTCTAGATTCATTATTTACAATATAGTCTTCATACACGTTTAGGTAGCCCATATCTTCGTCTAATCCACTTGCATCGTAGGGTCTATCTATCAATTGTATGAGCGGCTTGGTTAGTTTTCCTGAGTCCACCAGATCAGCAGTATCCACAACCTCTAAGACGCTCCCTAAGGCCCCTTCTAGGTTATATCGAGAGACAGGCTCCCTCGGAGGCGTTGCGGTGAATCCAAGGCGGTACACAGCCTTAGGGAAGCTGTTGAGGGCAGCGAGTGTAGTCTTTCCCTTACTGAACTCATGGCACTCATCTACCATAAGGACTTCTGTTTCTTCCAGGTGAGTATCTAAGATTTTTTCAATGCTCTGTACAGTACAAAGCATAATATCACCATAAATGTAACCCTCACCAAAACAAAGCCCAATATCACTAAGCCCACAAGTTTCAGTAAGAAAATCATATGTCTGTGTCAATAATTGTTTTGCGTTAAATAGAATTACCATCTTTCTATTTCTCCTACCTAAAGCTTTAATCAAGCCAGCCATAATTAAAGTTTTTCCTGATCCAGTAGGAGACTTGATAATTCCTCGCAGTTTACTCAGTCCCTGATTAATAAGCTCTTCTTGATATTTATAGTATTTAAATTTATCAATGCTTATAATTGTATGATGATACCATTCGGAGGTGATAGAATGTTCATATTCCACCGTTGGTTCACAGTCAATCTTCTTTAAATCGACTAGAAGCCTAGATAATAGTCCTGATTTAAAAACACCTGATTTAGAAATGAAGTGAGTTTTTCCATCCCACTGTCTTCTTTTATAGGCAGCAGAATACTCTGCTCCTGGAATTTTAAAGGAGTATAGTTCGTACAAAGCTTGGAGAAGCTTGGGGTTATCTGTCTCTATCCGAGAATTTTGTATACCTACATGAATCTTCATTATACTATTATAGTTTAGAAATCTTATACACAGGAGATGATATGATTACAAATAACCCACAAAATGATGCTGCTAAACAGAAAATTATTGAAGACATTCTTTCAGATGTCCCCACTAACACTACTTTGGAGGTAAATCTGCCCTCTGAATGTCGAGTATATACCCTAGAAGATCCTGGTATGCCAATTACCATTAGACCTATGACCTTCGATGATGAAAAAGCCATCGTAAGTGCTAAGAGGGATGATGATCCTGTTAATCTTGTGTTACAGCGGTGCGTTAATAACATTAAAGTTATGGATCTTCTTCCTATGGATAAGCTTTATCTCATTATGAAGCTTAGAGAAATCTCCTACGGAGATGACTATAGTACACTTCTTATTTGCCAAAAATGTGGATCGGAAAACCCTACAACTGTCAAGCTGTCAAGTCTAAACGTAAACCCTGTTCCTGATGATTTTGAAGATCCTATTACAATTATACTTCCTATAGCAAAAAAAGAGGTTAAAGTAAGACAACCTAGAGTTAGAGATGAAAAAGTTTTATTTGATAAGGAAACCGCTATGGACCAGTTGTGGAGATTTGTAGCAGAAATTGACGGACACTCTGATAAATCCATTGTTGCCGCAGTTATGGATAAGCTGCCCCTCAAAGATATGAGGACCATTCTAAACTCTATAAAGTCCGATTACGGAGTTGATACTAAGGTCAAATTTGCTTGTAAAGATTGCGGAGGGGTGTCAGTCGTAGACTTGCCGATTGATGCGTCTTTTTTCGATGTGAGCTAGATGAAGTAATTGATATTGATTCACTTCTTCTAGAAGCCTATATACTTGTGAAACGAGCGCACTTTACATATTCGGATGTAAGGGAGATGACTCGTACAGACAGAACCATATTTTTAAAACTTCTTAAGGAAGATGTAGAGAGAGAAAACGATGCAATTAAACGGAACAGCACTAGTTGATAGACATAATCGCCCAAGTGTGGGTGGAAAGGTGGCGATTAGAACGCTATTCATTAATGACGGGAAATTTATTGATCCTTACGATGTTAGTTCTTGTACTATCTTCGCTAAGTTATCAAATGCTTCCCCTAGTTCCATAGTTGATGTTGATGACGGGATAATTAAAAGTGATGCTACTTCGGTAGTTTTAATGAATTTCGGGGTATCAGGAGGTGGTGTTGGTGCGCCTCATGATGGAGTTGACCCTAGAGTTACTTCTGAAAATTTACCTTGGGTCGCTCCCACGCTATACACTCCTGGTTCTCAAGCAAGTGGAATTTATAGAGTAGGTTTAGGAGATTATGTTGCTGTTCTAGATGGTGATGTTTCTTTATCAGGGGGATATAATAATAGATATGCATTCCAAGAGGGGATTACTGTAGCTAACGCAGCTTCTGCCGTTCAGGATTATATTGATGTTTGGACGGTTAAGATGTCTGAAGGATCTGAGTATCAACTCTTCATCAATAATTTCAGTCTCTACAACGATACTTTCACCACGATCACAGAACCTCTCCTAATCACGACTCAAAACAGGCTTGTAAATAAAAAGCTTCGATATGGTGAGAAATTGGATATGAAGATTACTACGGAAATAACTGTACAAAATAGTACACTACCCGAAGACACAAAGAATATTCTTAAAGATTATCCAATCACTAACCCACAAATTAAAATTGAAAGAGTAAACGAGGACTCTATCAATCAACCTGCTCGAACTGAGATTCAAGCATATACTGATGCTACCACAACAACAGATAATACCATTCTCTATAGTTTTGACACTGAAAATGATTTAGCGGATGTTGTTCCAGCAGGGACGTATATCATCACAGCTAAGTACTCCTACTTAACTCAGACTTTCGTTACTGTTCCGTTCTATTTTACTATTACTTGAATTTAGATATTATTTTATAAAAAACCTCTAACTTACAGACTAGATAAGTTAGAGGTTTTTAAATTATGTCAAGAATATCAGTATCAGGATCCCCCCGAGCAAGTAGCCCAACTGCTTCCTTAACTACATCTGCTAACGCAAGCGCGACTGCGTTTGAAAAGTACCACACTCATACTCAACTATTGAATGGTATGTGGAAGAGAGTTTGGGTATACGATCAGACTCCATCACAAGGGGCGGGTGGCGCAGCCTCAGGTTGCCCAATAGTTCTTTACTCTTACGTCGATGTTCATGTAAATGAAAGTGTAATAGAAGAGTTTGAGCAAGTTTCCTATGCAAGCGGAACTTATCAGCAAGCTCAAGAGATTGATTACTACACAGATAGTGCAGCCAATGGTTGGGGAGTTTCAGGAAACTTCTGGAGTGCTAAAGCGGGAATCATCCGAAAAGTTGCAGATACTTTAGATACCGAAGATACTTGTAGTAACACGTTTAATGTTGTTGCCGCGCAGCAACCAGGAGAATATAACTCTAGTACGGATACAAGTGCCAACTTCAACGGTCAGTTTATGCAAGATGTTGTTACCGAGGCTGTTAGGAATTGCCCCAGGTTTATTACTGGGCTAGTGACAATTTAAGCTTATATTCAAAATCATAAGCTTGGGACTCGTTCATAATCCAGGAGAATAAATCTTCTCCAGCGACATGGGCTTCGTTCCAATCTTTATATCCAGAGGGTGGATGGCATACTTCAAATGCTTCCATCCTCATTTCTTTTCTAGTTCTATCAATTTTGATCATCCCT